AATACTCAAGTCCGTGGTGGGCGGACACTTGTCTTTCCCACGCGGACACAGGTGTCTGTCTCCGGCGGACATGATGTGTGCTACAGGCGAACAAATAATTGCGGTATAATTTATAAAAAACTATTGACAACGCGGTATAAATGCGGTATAATAAGTATATCAAATGAAGGAGGATAAAACAATGACAAGAGAACAAACAATACAGGAAATCACAAATATAGTGAAACATGATAGTAAATTTCGTGAGGATGTGGCAGTATGCATCAATGGATTCACGTTCAACTTACAGGATTTCAAATTCCATTTTGGAGAGGAGTTTATTGCAATAAAATATAGAAAAGCACCTTTCGGAACAAGTATATGTTACAACGAAATAACGAACATTTATTAAAAGGAGGTTGAAATAATTGCTGACCTATCGGCACAATGGGGAGAAAAGGAGTATAAAATGGCAGATACAATCGAATTAATAAAAAGACACACTCAGGAGCTTGATGAGTACATGAAGAAAAATGGTAAGTATAGTTTCCATAGGTTTTCAGACGGCTCTATACACTACAAAGTGCCAATATTTAACGACATATCAGGAATTGTAGACACGTGTTCAATACCTATCGAGCCTGTTGTGGAGTTGGAAGAGCTTGAAAAAATTACCAAAACCAGTGACGTGTTGGTCACAATCAATGATTTTATCACATTTGAAGGGTGGGACGCTATTCTAGGTGATACTTGTATTGAGTTTTACGGCTTTAGCACTGAAATCAAATACACAGGTATTCACAGTTTAATTATTACTTTTAACCATGATTTAAAAGAGCTATTACAGAAGATTAAAAAGGGATATTTCGGGGATACTGTTTTTATAAATGGCGTTGAAACAAGTATTCATGATTTTGTTTTATTGGAATCATATTTGGTGTATTTCCCTTGTGATAATTCGCATGCTCATGGAAAATATGTGGGATATGATGATATCAATATAATTGCAGACGCTGAGCGTAGAAATATTTATTGGAGGTAAAAATGGTAGTAACAACCACAAGCGATATAATTTACGTGTCTATAGCTTTAATCATGATGTTTGTGTCAGGATATATCCTCGGCACTACTGACGAAATGGGCAGAGAAAATAGACGAAAAGAAGAGCGTAGAAGAAAATGGGAACGAGAGCAGAGAAAGAAGGTGAAAAAACATTGAGAAAATTATCACTACGATTAGATATGAGAATATACAATTGGGCAGAAGAATACGGAACAACAGTAAGCGAATACCTCGAGCATGCTGTATATTCAGCTCTTGAGTTCGGTGGTTTCGGATTTCAATTTACGTCCAGTCGTGTTACACCGAAATATGACACAAGCGTGTACTTGACAGATAAAACATTCAAAGAAGTAAAGAAACTGGCAAAACAGAACAACTTGAGCAAAGCGCAAATATTGAATCGTTCCGCGATAATGTTTCACGTGAAACATATTCATGATGTAGAACGAGAGGAAATGGAGAGTGAGCAGTGGCATGATGACAGATTACGCAAAACGCCGTACTAAAGTTATAAGAAAGCTTAAAGTTCTGGCACAAAATAGAAATTTTGGCATGGGCGCAAAGAATGATATACAATACATGTTACAGCAATTGCCACCCGAAAGCCAGATAAAAACCGCCCGTCAGAGACGAGGTGCAATGACAGCGCTAGAACAAGCTGAAAAATCCGATTTATATAGCGTGTTGGGACAAAGAAGAATAGCTAAGCGTAAAATGGAAAAACTTGAGAAAATGGGTGTGAAATTCAAGACCTATAAAGAACTCAATGAGTTTGGTGAGTTCATGGAATCAGTTCGCGATTACTCACTGGGGCGAGTATATGACAGCACAAAAGCACTAGAGTTGTTTATTGATAGAGGTGAAAAATCTGGTGATGAATTACTCAATCAGTATAGGGAGTGGCAAAAAGCAAAGAGAGAAATTGATACGTAGAATACAGAAGATATATAGAACTCCCAATATGGGAGGAAAACAACGCTTTGCAAAACAGTCATACCGGAATTGCATATGTGCTTTTGACATTGAAACTACACGTCTTCCAGAAATTGAACAGAATATCATGTATTTATGGCAGTTTGCGGTATTACTTAACGGCAATGAAATAATATGCGTGTACGGAAGAAACTGGAATGAACTTGAAGAATTGTTTACACGCATTGAGGATGAACATCTTATCACAATGATTTTTGTACACAACTTGTCATATGAATTTCAGTTTCTGCGCTCGCATATAGAAATAAAACCAGAGGAAGTATTTTCCCTCAAGCCCAGAAAAATACTCAGAATTAGAGCCGGAAACCATATGCAAGGGAATTTAGAGTTTAGGTGCTCGTATATGCAAACACACAAAAGTCTTGCTAAGTTTTTAAGCGACAGCGGAGTACAGAATCAGAAGTTGAAAGATTTTGATTACGATAAGCGACGTTATCCATGGACGAAATTATTACCTAGGGAAATTGAATACGGGTGTAATGATGTGATAGGATTATTACAGGCAATGCATAAACGATTGGTTGATAATAACGACACCCTATACACTCTACCATTAACATCCACAGGTTACGTTAGGCGAGAAGCAAGACAGGCTATGAAGCAGTATAATTATAAAAAACTGCACAGCATGATGTGTGACATGAGTTTATATACACTACTCAGAGAAGAGTTCCGGGGTGGCGATACTCACGCAAATAGATATCATGTAGGGAAAATACTTAATAATGTTGCATCCTTTGACAGGGCAAGTTCATACCCAGATGTGATGCTTAACTGCGAATTTCCGATGACAAAATTTGCGCGACAGGGAAATTGCGGTATAGAGGACATTGATAGGTGGACAAAATTTCACAAAGCTTACGTAGGAAGATTCCATTTTCGAAACATCAGACAAAAGGATGTATATTACGGAGCGCCATATCTGACAAAAGATAAAGGATACTGCATAAGTACAGAATCAGTTTGGGACAACGGTCGTTTACTCTCAGCAGACGAATATTCGTGCACATTAAACGACATTGATTTTAAGATTGTAAAAGAGGAATACATCTGGGATACGGTGGAACTTACAGATTTTTATACGGTAGGGTATGGGCATCTTCCCGAACCTCTGAGGGGACTAGTGAGACGTTTATTTTCAGACAAAACCTCTTTAAAAAATGTAAAGGGAAAGGAAATTGAATACGCCTTGTCAAAAGAACTGATAAACTCACTATATGGCATGTCCGCACAGAACCCTGTCAAGCCCGACATCATTTACAGGAACAGTGAAAAACCATTCTCAGTTGAGGACGGAGATACAGAGGAAAAGCTGATGAAGTACAACAAAAGAGCGTTTATGTTGTATGCGTGGGGTTGTTGGGTAACTGCTCATGCCAGACAGAGACTCAAGCTTGCCGTAAATATCGCGGGTGAAGATTTTGTTTATTGTGACACAGATTCGTGCAAAATATTGATGACGGAACGCTATCCAGAAATCAAAGAAAAATTTGATGAATTGAATATTCGATTGAAAGCGGATTCTATAGAAAATGGCGGTCATGCAACAGACCCGAAAGGCGTGGAACATTATTTAGGGGTGTATGAATATGAGGGAACATCGGATAGATTCATTACACTAGGCGCGAAAAAATACGCTCAAGAAAAAAACGGCAAGCTTGAAATCACGATATCGGGTGTAGGAAAGAAAAAAGGTGCAGAAGAATTGCGGAAAATGGGTGGTTTGGAAGCTTTGAAGATTGGAACCACATTTAGGGAAGCAGGGGGCATGGAATCAGTTTATAACGATTCAGATTACGGGTATTATAGCCCAGACCCCGACAACCCAGATAAAAGCGTATACATCACCAGAAATGTGGTTTTACGCCCCTCTGAATATACTGTTGGGCTTACACTAGAATATTTAAACGTTCTCAATAGTGTTGATTTATGGCACGATTTTTTAAAAAATACTAAAGAAAAGGCTTGACATATACACTCACATATACTATTATACTTGTAACAAAAAACAAACAAAATAAAAAAAGGAGTTGAAAAAACATGATTACAAGAAGCATTGAAAAAAGTAACAGCAAAGATTACAGACGAAAATGGACAGTCTGTAGAAAAAACCTACTACGGTGCAAATGTTACAGCTACAAAGATTAAAAAATCTTATGAAGCTGAGACAGGAGTAAAAGCTGTAAAAGTGTCTATGGATACAGAGGTTGTAAAAGCATCCATGACAGAAGCCGAATTTGTACGATACGGAAAAGTAGAGTAAGAACCAAACATGTCGCAATCCGAAACAACTCCCAGCTGTGGGTAAAACAGCATAAAAAAAAAAAGAAAAAAGGAGAAAAACATCATGGAAATTATTAAAACAAACATTCAGGAAAACGAGTATACAATGGAATTAATGTTCGCAATGTTCGAAGATGAAAACAGAATTCGTCTTTCCGACACCGCCGGAACAAATGTAGAGTTCAACCACTACGCTATTGTGGAAGATGAAAACGCAAAGGGTGAAGTAGTGAAAACTCTGTCAATCGAGGAAGCGGAAACACACAACGTTTACGTGACAACCTCAACCTCATTCATTCAGGCTTTTGAGCGTATTATCACAATGGCGGAAAAATGTGGCGAGGACTTCCGAAAAGTATCTGTATCTTTCAAGAAATCTCAGCGTGGAAGAAAATTTCTTGTTGCGGGTTATGTAAAATGAAAAAACCTGAACTGTATGACAGTAACGGTTATGTGAATATAAAGGGTATCTTGGAAACAGGGTGCCCCTTCATATTTATATGGGGTGGTAGAGGAACGGGGAAAACGTATGGTATTTTGAAATATGCTGTGGAAAATAATAAAAAATTTATTTACTTACGAACCCGCCAAACTCAAATAGATATGATACGCACGCCGCAATTTAATCCATTTAAACAATACAATACAGACTGCAACAGACGCATTACACCCTCACCAATTAATAAAATGTATTCCGGTTTTTATGACACAAGTTTCGATGAAAAAACGAAAAAATACACAAACACAGGGGAACCACTAGGCTACTCAGCGGCACTTGGCACGATATCAAATTTACGAGGTTTCGGGGCGGCGGACGTTGAGTTGATGTTTTATGACGAGTTCATTCCGGAAAAGACCGAACCGCAGTTAAAAAACGCCACGATCGCTCTTTTAAATGGCTATGAAACCATAAACCGAAATAGAGAGCTTATGGGGGATAAACCTCTACAGCTCATATGCGCATCTAACAGCGAAAATGCGAACTGCGACATATTCACAAAATTAGGCTTAATCCGCAAAGTTACCGATATGCATAAAACAGGGCAGGAATTTAGTTATCTGCCCGATAGAGGTATTATCCTTATCAATCTCGCCAACTCTCCGATTTCACAAGCAAAATCTGAGACAGCTGTGTACAGAATGGTTGGGAAAGATAGCGATTTTTATAAGATGTCGATTCAGAATGATTTTTACGCTGAGGACTATTCGGACATTAAATCCGAACCCATAAATGAGTACGTCCCCATTGTGACAGTTGGAGAAATAACCATATACACACACAAAAGCAAGGAAAAACTGTATATTACACAGCACCTACAAGGCTCACCCCAGATTAAGTATTCTACGTCAACAAGAGACCTGACAGCTTTCCGGCATAAGTTCATATGGGTATGGGGGATGTACCTTGACGGGCTAGTGAGTTTTTCTGACATCGAATCAAAATATTTACTTGACAACTATTTCAAGATGTGATACTATATATCATCGTAGGGGAAGTGGTACAAAACCAACGGGCGGAACCCGTGTACATGAGCTTGGTTGGCTCTTAGCACTTTCCCTCAATTCAAAAGAGGGGGTGTCAATATGGAATGGATTCAGGCAATAACTCAGTTATTCAGCTCACTAGGCGTACCAGTAGCTTGCCTTGCAGTAACCTTTTATTTATGGTACAGGGAGACTGAAAACCATAAAGAAGAGATACAAAACCTAACAGAAGTTTTAAACAATAATACAATGGCAATTCAGAAACTTGCAGACAAACTGGACGTAAAGGAGTGATACAATGCCATTAGGTGCTAAAATACTACTAGACCCCAATATTGAAGAACTGTACGGAATGATTGACATTATTCCAGATTGTGACGTATATGGAGAATATAAAATAAATACAAAGAGTTCCCCCCTGATGTTACGTGATAAGCCAGATACAAACGCAGATATAATCGCGGAAATGCCAAAGGGACGTACAATTTTCTGTTACGGGTTTACAGATGTAACTCTGGAATGGTATCTATGTGAATACTCAGACAGCGGAAAGATTTATGCAGGTTTTTGTAATAAAAAATATTTAACAAAAAAAAAAAGGAGTGATATTACATGAAAATCGAAGATATCATAGCTCTGGCAGGGGCAGGTTTCAGTAAGCAGGATATTATTAAAATTGCGGGTACGGTATCAACACCGGCTCCGGCTCCGGCTCCGATTCAGACACCAACACCGGCATCAGCACCGGTATCAGCACCGGTATCAGCACCGGTTCCGGAACAGTACACAGGGCAGGTACTTAATAATACGCCAGATACATTCGTTAAGGGGGTTCAGGCTATGAACGGCAGGTTAGATACCATTGCAGGACTGTTACAGCGGAATAATATTCTAAACAGTCAGATGCCGCCACAGCCTACTACCGATGACATGTTAGCGGCTATTATTAATCCGCCAGTGGTTGGAGGTGAAAAATAATGAGCGCAAACCAAATTATCTCAAACGAAATTCCTACCATTTCAAATTTTAAATCTACCGCCGTATTAAACAGTATCGTCAATCAGGCAACAGGTAAAACAGAATTAACTCCTACTAGTACAAACTCATTTGTATCAGTTGCAACAACGGCTCTAGGAATTGCACCAGACACTTTATTAAATGCGATTTCGCAGGTACTGTCAAAAACCATTTTCAGTATTCGGCCATATAGTCGTAAATTTAAAGGACTGTATCAGGATAACTTGAGTTTTGGAAACCATGTCCGCAAGATTAACATTGCGGATAAAGAATGGGAAAATGACAAACGTTATGATTTAACTGACAATGCGTCATTAGACGACCAGATAGTGTCAGTTCCCGAAGTGTTGCAAACAAATTTTTACGGTCAGAATGTTTTCAGCCGTCACATCACACTATTCCGAGACCAGTTAAATATCGCACTTCAAAATGAAGACGAATTTCAGCGGTTTATTACAATGATTATGACAAACGCATCAGACCTCATCGAGCAGGCTCATGAAACAACGGCAAGAATGACACTTGCCAACTTTATTGGCGGTAAAGTGAAAGGCGACCCGGACAACGTTATTCACCTTGTTACAAAATACAACGAAGTTTCCGGAACATCTCTTACAACTGACACCGTAAAACAGCCCGAGAATTTTGTACCGTTTATGAAGTGGGTAACAGGATATATCAAGACTGTTTCCGACTGGATGACAGAGCGGTCACAGAAATTCCACATCAACGTAACCGGAAAAGAGATTTCCCGACATACACCATACAACAAACAGAAACTGTATCTATATTCTGAGGAACTGAACAATATTGATTCAACTGTGATGTCATCCATTTTTAACGACCAGTACTTGAAAATGGCAGACCATGAAAAAGTCGGTTTTTGGCAGTCTATTAACAGCCCGGACGGTATCAATATTGCGGCTAGTTATATGATGACAGACGGTACGATTAAATCCGAAGAAACGCCAACCGCTACATCAAATATCTTCGGTGTGCTCTTTGATGAGGAAGCTGTCGGAATTTCCACTTATGCACAATGGTCGGCTCCGTCACCATTCAACGCTCGTGGGGGCTATAGCAACATTTTCTGGCATTTCAATGACAGATACTATAATGATTTTACAGAGAACGGGGTTGTTTTCTTACTTGATTAATTTAATGAGAGGTTGACAGTATGAGAATACATTTTTATAATGTGGGAAAAAGAAAAAATTCAACGTGGGTTCCACCTGAATCTTCTGCTGTCGTGACTAGGACTGGGGCTTTGCGAAGCCCCTCTTCTATTTCAAGCCCAACGATTAGTGTACAGTATAACGATTCCTCCGGGAATCCGGCTAGTTTGAATTACTGTTATATAGAGGAGTTTAACCGATATTATTTTGTGAATGACTGGACATTTGAAGAAGGTGTGTGGGTATGCTCGTTGGAGTGTGATGTAATGGCTAGTTTTAAGGGTGAGATTGGCGAGAAAAATTACTATATCATTAGAACTAGCACCGCGTTCAATGGTGAAATCGCTGACGGGCTTTATCCCACAGAATCTTCTCCTATACGATATATTAATAAATCAGATAGTGTTCTGTTCCCTGCAATGGATAACTTTGGAAAAGGCACATTTGTTGTAGGGATAGTCGGGCAAGGTGGAGTGTCAGATTATTTCGCTTTTGATTACACCAGTTTTGTGGCGTTTTCAAAAAATGTTTTTTCAAGTATGGACTGGCTCAACAGTGGCAGTTTGGAATCGCTTGGAGAAGATATTGCCAAACTTGTATTCAACCCGTCACAATATATAACATCTGTAGTTTGGTTTCCGTTTAATATACTAGAGGATATCATTGTGACGCACAAAAAGATATCCTTCGGCTGGTGGGAAGTAAATGTTTTCGCTGAACAGCTAGGAAATAACAATTCAATTCTTAAAACAACTACAATAAAGGCACCAAAACACCCACAACAGACAAGAGGGAATTACCTGAACTGTTTTCCATATCGTAGAAGTAAAATACACATTCAGGGTTTTGGAACGGGGGATTTAAACAGTTCTAAAATAAAATCTGATACGGTAACAGTTAAAGTTGTTATTGACATAAGAACAGGCGTTGCAAGTGCGTATGTGGAGGATACAGATAGTGGATATTTACTATTAAACACTGAGGGTAAAGTGGGATTCTCATTAGCAATCGGGGATATAAGCAACGATATTGTGGGTGCAATCGGTTCAGCAGTTGCGGGTGTTGCATCTATAGCAACTGGTAACATGATTGGGGCTGGGGCTTCCCTGCTAAACATGGGTCTACAAATGACTCAGAGTGATGTCTCAATGTTTTCAAGAGCTGATTCTACTTCAAATCTGCGATATGGGACGTACTTATTCACTGATTGTTTTCAAATAGCAGACGAAGATAACGCAGATAATGGTAGACCGTATATGCGTAACGGTACTCCTTCAACAATGGGTGAAGGCTACTATATGGTTGAAAATGGCAATGTGAATATAGTTGGTGCATATTATGAGGAAATAAGCATGATTAAAAAATATCTGGAAGGAGGGTTCTACTACGCATGATTAGACGGTATGATAATAGTGCGCTTTTGATAGGACTGAAAAAGGGGGGTTCCGGCGGGGGTGGCGGTGAGATTCCGTTACCGTCTGGTAAATGGAATGTACTTGTCACTGATACCGTGAATGGATATTTTACCAGAGACAAAATGCAACAAAATGCCGCCAATATTAACAATTATTTTAAGGAGAGAGGTTGGTCTCCAACCGCTCGAATGGCGTTGTTGGGGAACATGGAAAAGGAAAGCACCATGAATCCGGGTCTTATTGAAGTGGGCGGTGGCACAACGTCAGACGGCCCGGGCAGAGGACTTGTACAGTGGACACCGGGAACGAAATTACTGTCGGTTCTTGATATTCTATACGGAAAACATGATGACTGGTGGGACGGCGGAAAACAGTGTGCAGTTTTGTTCGCTGAATATCAGGAGAGTGTTGGAGACGCCGACAGGGGTATTGAGCCGGAATGGTATCCGACTTCAAGTTACAATATGACATGGCGTGAGTGGGCTACTGGGAACTATGACCTGAAAACGCTTACTAATGCGTTTATGTATAATTATTTGAGACCGGCAAGTCTGAATCAGCCGGAGAGATACACTTGCGCGCAGTATTGGAGTTCGATATTTATAAAGGGGTGATATGATGACATACAGTTATGAAATGATAAACTTGTTTAATTCCTCTTACAGCCCGTCAACTATCCACACAAAAAACACTCAGCTGTTTATGTTTTTCAAAAAATACCTACTTGAAAAAGTTATGTCAGAATTTAAGTTTAAATTGCATGAAACGTGGGATAAAAATTATTTTTTATATTCACTGTTTTTAAGGGGTTATCTAGCGGTTGTAAATACCAATAAATTCGGTGTTATATGTCAGCATTGTGGATTAAGAGGGTATAATATATATTACAATCCCACGCATGCTATAATTACAAATCCTCTATTAACGGGAATTTTAGAGCCTAAGATTGGTACTCAGTGTTCTATCATCAAATTACAACCAGATTACAGCGGTATCTCTGATATCGTAAATTACTATGCCGATAATATGGCTATGACTGCGGAAGCGTGTGAAATGAACATCATGAACAGTAAACTTTCATTTCTCTTTGCAGTAAGAGGAAAAAGTCAAGCCGAATCAATGAAGAAAATTCTTGATAAAGTGATGAGAGGAGAACTTGGCGTTTTCTATGATGAAAAACTGAAAATGGGAAACGAAAATATTCCGTTAGATTTTTTCAATAATGATTTGAAAAAGAATTTTATTGCACCGGAATTACAGGATACCTTGAGACGCTGGGAAGAAATGTTTTGCAATGAAGTTGGCATACCAAACACGAGGAGCGACAAGAAAGAGCGTATGATTGTAGATGAGGTGAACAGCAATAATATTGAGTGTTTAACAAAAGCAGAGTTATGGCTTGAAACATTAAAAGAGGGAATTAATCAAACAAATGCAATGTTTAATCTCAATCTTGACGTTAAATTACGTCACAATGAGGGAGGTGAAAATAGTGCCGGGAGAACTTTATTTACGGGGGCTACTAGCATGGAATGAAAATCTGCTGAAAGATAATTTCATAAGTCATTTACCAGTCAATATGGTGAATGACATTGGAAATGATAATATTCAAAATTATGTCCTTTTAAAATGCGCTGAGTTGGAAGTTTTAATACCCTCGCCAACTGAAATGGCTTTAGCTCTAAACTCGTGGGCTTCTATAAATGAACGGCTATTCTCAATTATCTATGATATAGAACTTACCATTTCTACAACAGAGGGTGCGAAAACAGAAACAATTACAAGAGACAAGAAAGGAAAATCTACAACGGAAGATAACGAAAATTTAACCCAGAAAAGTAATAGCGGAACAAGCGGTTCTGATTCTACAGCTGAAAAAGTTGCAGGATTCAATTCCACGTCACTTGTGGATAAAGGAAGCACAACAATTACTTATGGGGGAAAAGCTAGCTATGATGAGACAAACAACAACGCAAAAAATTCTAAAAATGAAACGACAGAAACAGAAAAAGAAACAAAGTCCACGGGAATGTCGGAACTTGAGGTGTTGGATTTCAAGCTTGAAAAATCTATGAGTGCGTTAAGTAAAATAACTGAAATGTTTAAAGAAGAGTTTTTCCTAATAGTATATTAGAGGGGGTAAGAAAATGTTTAAATTTCCTTTTACAAATTTTCATGAAATGAATCTGACATGGATTATTGAGACGTTGAAAGAAAATACTGATTTCACTAAAAAAGTATATGAAGAGGTGAAGCAGTTAAATGCCACTATTGAGAAAAAGGTGGAAGAAGTTGTTAATAACATGTCAGAAAGTGGGGCTTTTGACAATATTATTTCCAACATGTTAGACGGTAAAGTTGAAGAAATCAAGAACATTGCCAATAATGCTCTGTCAACAGCCAATGGTATTGATAATAAGTATGAGTATCTGAGTTCCATGCGGAATAAGAAGATTCTAATTGTGGGCGATAGTAACAGTGATGAAAACTACAATGTGGGAAAAATCAACGTTCACTGGCCACAGTCTCTCAAGTCCATGCTATCAAACGTTGAAAATGTAACGATTACTAACAGGAGTGTGGCAGGAAAACAAATTGACTGGGCTAAGACTGTTATCACTGAGGAAAATGCTGCAAGTAGGTATTATGATATTATCATTATTATGTTGGGTACTAATAACTATGGACATGCCACACCAATTGAAACATTTAGAGCAGAACTGGCGGCTATCCCAATTACACCACAGATTATTAATGGTGCTCATGTTATAATTGTGTCAACACCGAAAAGGAGTATGTTTGCTTCTTCTGAAACACCACACGTTCCACTTGTGGCGTATATGAGAGCGTTGTATGCGTATGCTGAAAAGATTGGTGCACAGTTTGTGGATTGTTGGGGGAAACAACCTCTGGTGAATACTAGTGATGCTAATACCTTGACAAAATGGTATTATGACAAACAGTTACATTTCAATGATGCATACGCCCCAATTTTTGCTCAGTGGATTCTGTGGTATATGATAACTGGTAGGAGTGACACTATTGGTGATTATTATGAAACAATACCGGGCAGATATCTGAAGCAGTTCTTTGCAAACACCAATAACTTTGAGATTAATGAAAATGGGTCTTTTGTTAGAGTTGGTACACGTTCTATTACTTATAATATTATTGGTAGTCTGAAAACATTTGGTTCTAATAATAGTGGTCTACAGCCACTAGCTACACTGCCTGAATGGATGAGAGAACACACAAGTATGTCCTATCTAAATTGCCATAGTAGTTCAATTACAAGAGGTGACCGTGTTGCAACTCAGACAGCGGAAATTGTAAATAATGACGGTAAACTATATGTTACTGTAGACGGGCTGAGTACAACCGGAACTTTGTACAGGATTCATGGTACATTGCATCCAATGCTGAATACAGATAACATGGTTCCAGATTATCCAACAGCAAGCTAAAAATCGAACAAATGTTTGTTTCCCCCCGGCGAACAACCGGGGGCTTTTTTGTGTTTCTCGGGCGAACAGTTATATTGCAATGTCCGCGTGGGAAAGACAAGTGTCCGCCCACCACGGACTTGAGTATTCCAC